TTATCAATGTCCTGCTCTTCCCTCTTAACTGTTGCCTGTGCTGCACCGGCTGTCGGGTCAACGTACCCTTCACTGTTCTTATACATTCCCATCACCTTTCTCATCAATAACCATATTTCTGACTTTTCCTATTGTACAGAAAGATTCATCACCGAACATGATATCACCCCATGAGCATTTCTTACAGTCCGCATAATGCTCACTTTTAAGACCTTCGTTGCATTTAAGCATATCTTTTTTCATTTCAGCGGTAACGCCAATCACTACATCAGCGACCTCATTTAGCTTGAGATGAATAATCACCCTGCACACCTTCTTTCAAAAACTCTACAAAGTCAATACCAACCTCTTTCTTCAGCTCTGCTGCCAGTGCTTTAAAATAATCTGGATCTTCTTCAACATACCTCAGACTTTGATTGACAAAATCAAGATATCTGTTGATCCGCTTATTGCCGAATCCGCAGAACCTTTCAAGGTAATCCACGCTGATCAGAATGAAGGTTCTGAAGGCTTGTGCAACATTCTCTTCTTGTTCTTCCTTGTGTCGTCTGGCATATTCCGGATTGTTCCGTATAATGTCATCGATCTGCTTCTTCATCCTCGCTCGCTGTTTGTCACGATCTATCTTGTTCATCATCCCCACCTCTTTCAACTGAATCCCTGTTACGTTTGCCTGACGCAATACAAACAGAGAAAACAACTAGTGTGACCAGACAGCCGGTTATAAAACCGGTCCCGGCCGCCACAAGTACATATAACATCATAAATCACACCTTTCTGAATACCCTGACTGGTTTACCTGACAACTTTGCAACAAATGTTTCAAGTCCCAAACGTTTGTTAATCTGCTTACTGAATGCATTGTTAGCCATTGGCTGCATACCGTTGTCTGCACAAAAAATCTGATACCGTGTATAAACATCGGATGCAGGCTGATCTTCAATCATATCTGTTCCCCATTCAGATATAAACGCTTTGATAGGGTTGTTTTCATTTTCGTATTCTTCAATCTGTTCCGCAACCTTATCGGACTTTGTAAATTCATTATTTTCAAGAATCCGCTTCAGACCTTCAACACCAATTCTAATCATATATTCAACACTTTCCTGCTGAACTAACTTGTACCTGATGTAAGGGTCATAACTCGGGTCTTCAGTCCCGTCCGGCAGATATTTATTAAATCTAGCGTTGAATGGAATGATAACTAAACGTCTGAGAACTGCACCGCTTTTATCTTTCATGCGTGGGATATCATTGGCACTGAATAATAACTTGATGTACGGATTAAATTCAAACGGGTCCTGACCTTTTCTTTCTGCTTTGATTCTGTTGCCAGTGACAACTTTTTTAAATGTTGCAACCTGTGAACCTTGCAGGAAGTCATCTGCAATATCATCACCGATATTTGCCAGCTTACCAAACATCATAGATGTACTGAAGCGGTCACCCAGTTCTTTAAGTTCAAGCGCAGATGTATTCTGCTCCCCAAGTATCGTCTTGACGCAATCAAGAAAAGTACTTTTACCATTTGATTTATCACCCGTCAGAATAAATGCTTTTCCAAGTTCGTTACGCCTGTAAAAGCAATAACCAATACATTCTTCAAGTAAAGCCCTGATTGGTTTATCGTCACAGCTTAGTTTATTCAGTGTATCATCTGCCAGTTCGCTGTATGCATCCGGGTTATAATCCCATGGGATTTGATTGGTTATAACCAGATCAGAACTAAACGGCTGCATCTGTCCGGTCACAACATCCAGAACACCATTCCTGAACGCTATATAACGGGCATCTGCCGGTATTTTCTCATCCGCTATTAATTCTATGTACTCTAACACCTCTCTTCGCTGTGCTTTCTTTAAATCGGGTATCTGATGAATCATTGACTGTTCAATGGCTTTGTATCCTACACGATAGACGCCATCCTGATAGATGTGCAGCTGATTGCTGATACTGACAACGTTTTCATTATTCTTAAGCCATGTTGCGAATCTGTCAAATAAAAATATCTTGTCATTGAAAAACACTGGTTTTTGAAACGCTTCATCCCTAAGAATCACTTCCAGTTCATCATCAGCAAGCGGTTCTTTCAATACATACCTGTTCAGGATTCTGATACATTCTCGGCAGTCATCCACGCTAAAATCATTCGCAGTCAGTGTCAGGATGTAATTGAATAGTGCCTGATTTCTTCCATCACCGGCATCCATGTCAAGAAAATCAACTGCTGCACGAACTGGAAATAACCATTTTGGCACTTCCTGATAAGTACCGCCATCTTCAATATCCCATTCAATAAAACGTTCTTCACCGTCAATCTTGATTACTTCGTATGATGAACGTGTACCAAGCTTTATATCTGCTGTCAGACCAATCGCAAGCGGTACGTGTGTCCTGTTCCTTGTAATACTGTGATTTTTAAATAAAAAATGTCTACCTCTTGAAGTCTGATACACTCTGCAATCAAGCTGATATTCTTCTACAATGTTCATTAAGATTTCAGACTGTTCAGTATCGTCAATATCTATCAGGATGGTATCATCAGCAAGGACACCGCCAAACCCTTCAAGGTCTTTTACTTCATCGTAAGTACGATATTTTGAACGGTCCTTAAAAGGTTCAATGGCTTTCTTGCCTTTTGTTTTTATGTACCCTTTGTACAACACCCTGATCACCTGCCAATCTTCTGTCTTATCTCGCAAAACACTTTTTCATACCCTCTGGAATGATCTTTCAAGTATTTCTGAATCTCATCCAGTTCATTTTCATCAAGGATATTCTGAATCATCAGCTTGAACAACTTTTTCAGTTTACCCTTAGGATAAGCTAGCACACGTTTTCCTGAATCATTCTCTTCTTTTTTACCTTCCAGCTCACAGAGTTTATTCAAATCAATCTCCATCTTCCATCTTGATTTTTCCCACTGATTATAGCTGCCAAATAAAACTTTCACATAAAAACCACCTTTACACTGCTATACCATACTGTTTTAACCGACTCTTTGCAGAATCTATGTACCACTGCTTGTCAAGCTTTGTCGGTACTTTCACGCCGACTACTGAATTGTTGAAAATGAAACTGTGTTCAGATGTATTACCAAATTTATCACCTTTAGATTTAACAACTTTTCTTTTCAGCAATCGTCCATCCCTCATATCATTTGATGCAAACACCCTGTAGGACTTATATGTATATTTGTCTTTGTTAGGGTATTCATATACCGTCTTAATGACTCTCTTGCCTATATGACTGACAAGCGGAGTACAGTGCTCATGTTCTACCCAGTCATATTTGTCCGATAACTTGACAATTTTCTGAAACATAATCAAATCATCGCATTGATTAATCGTCTGCTCAACTGGTATCTTTTTCACCATGTAGTCAACCAGTGCCTTATTCAGAATAGGCAGGTCATTGTCTACTGCAGAAAGTTCTTTAACATAAGCGCCAATTCGCTCAACACCACCGTCTACATCCACCCACAAATAATTGTTTACGTCTTTCTGATAGATTTCACTGATGTTATCCAGTTCAAGAAGAATTGAACACTGATCTGTTGAACAACGCTGCTCCCATTCAAAACAAATGTCATCTACCATGTCAAATGCTTCATCTGTATCAGGGATCCAGATTATAAGACCATCCGTATTTGACTGAATCAGTTCAAATCCCGGTACAACTTCCAAGTGTTCAATCAGGTCAAGCAACATCAACTGGCCATTGATACACATAATGTTGTTATTTCTCGGGTCATATGCCGGATTAGTTATATCCTTCATTGCACCTGACAGAGCATTCAACATTTTCTTGTATGGCAGCTGTGCTTTCTTCCATCGTTTAGCCTCTGCTTTATTACCTGCTTTAGCTGCTGCCTTCTGCTTTTTCTTCATAGCTTTCCTTGTATTGTAGATGAGTTTGAAGTTATCGTTGGTCGCTGCTCTTGTCACAAGACCCCATGCGATCAGCATCGATGGGTAATAGTTATTTACGTCAACATGAAGAATTTGACCTTTCCGGTGTATCGGTCTGTCAGGTGCACCATGCAGCCCGCCAAAACCGAAAGAATGTGGGATGCCGGCAACGAGAGTATCTAAGTTTTGTGACTTATACCAAAGCCGTTTGTCATATTCATCACGACTTTGCAGGTCTATTCTAAGAGCCTCTTTTCTTCTTTCAGCAAACCAGTCTTGTACATACTTATATTTTTTCAGCTCCAGACACGGCAAAAAGAAAAAATCAAATTCATCCTTAAAGTCACGCCTTTGACATTCAAGGACCTTTGCTGTAATTCTGGCCTCACTATCACCGATATCATACACAGATGTTTCGTTCGGGAAAGCTTTTATGATTCCGTGAACTGCATTGAAGTTATCAATTCTTTCAAGAAATACCTTGATGGTCTGTTCTACGTCATGCCTACAATATTTAACCGTCTGTTCTATTTCTTCCGGTGTCAGTTTCCTTTTGATACGGAAATCAACATCTGTTTCCTTAATATTTGAACCAAGAAAACCTTCTATTGTTTTCAAACCTACCGGCGGGTTCGGCATGACATCGAAATTAATCATCTGTACCTGACTAAACCTTCTTGAATATTGCCAACCTTCTTTATTGTCAACGATAATCCAGTCATTGATCTTTTTAGGATTCATACCAAGCAGAATACCTTTCATGATGTACTGATCGTAGTGACGGTTGTTAAATCCTACCCATATGTTCTTTCTGTTGACTTCATATAACGCTTTTAGCTTATCCGGTGAGTTAATTATCACGTATTCCTTACGATTAGTCACATCAATGAATACAGCAAGCCAGTCATACTCGAACACTTCAAAATCATAAAATATCACGATTAGCACTCACTTTCACAAAGGGCAGCTGATAAAGCAGCCGCCCCACTGCTACACTACATGTCAAATGCTTCATTGATTGTAATTGGATTGAAGTCACTGGCGTCATATGTAACATTTGCACCAACTTTTCCCTGTACTTCCTGAAAGATATCAAGGACACAATCAGCAAAATCAGCATAGCTTACAAACTCTGGAATTGTTTGTGTTTCAAGCTTGTCAAGCCATGTGCACACTGATTTAATAGCCTGTCCGTTTGTCCATCTTTCGGATGTATTGCCAGAGATCGTACGATTAAAGAAAATCTTTCTCTTTTTATACTTGCCCTCTAAGATGCTGCACTGAACAGAGAACATCAACTTATCACCTTTTTTTGTCGGCTTAACTTCCATCTTATCAAATGTGACATCATATACCCCATTCGGTACATCTTCGTACTGTGAATCATCTGCTTCCTGAAGCTCTTTTTGTAATGCCTTCAGATCAATCTGTTCATCAAATGCACTGAAATCTACTGCCATAATTTTTCACCTTTTTTAACCTTTCTTAAAATAAATTTATGATTATGATTGCTATGATACAAGCAATACAAATCCTTGTGTAATTATCTCTATTTTCCTGAATCCTGTCACCCACTGAACCGAATCCAAAGAATGCTGCCATAACTGCAAGAAAAATATTTAATGCAATCATGATCTTGTTCTTCTTCGTCTTTGACCTCTGACATGCTGTTCAGGTGGGTTCATAGCACCGTCTAAAGGTTCATCCGGGGTCTGTACATCATCGGTCGTTCTTTGTGCCAGTCTCTTTACTCCTTCGCCAAACTCTTCCTTTGTGATCTGCTTCATCACAAGCTTACCGCCAATTTTGACAGCAACAACCTCTCCCGCTCTCTTTAAGAGATAATTGTCATGTTCAACATCATAAAAATATGTATCTTCTTTCAACTGAGTACTGTAAAAATCTGCATCCATTATTTCATCCTGAGTAGGTTCAGTAGTTCTTTCCTTGCGTGTTCGTTTAGCCGATTTATCTGCTTCAAGTACAGCCTCCGGCACTGGTGCATCTGTTGATGTTTCCTTAAACGGTAATTCTTCTTTTACAGGTGTAGCCGTTTCCGCTTTTCTACCTCTTGTCCTTCTACCTTTACTATCCGGTTTCTCAAGATCGGATGCGACAGCCTGATCAGCAGCATTCATTTCAGCGTCTGACTTGTAGTCACCTAATTCATAAAAGTTACGAATTTTATCATCCACGTACTTAAGATCATTATCAATGGCATATGCCGGAAACATACCTTCCGGTGATTTTGTAGTATCTCTACCACTATTCTGTGTAAGGAAATAATATTTTCCGTCAACAACTGACGTTGTCAAAACGATTGAAAAAAATGCCTCAAGTGTTGCATCCTGATTTATCATTTTTCCAAGGCACTTTGCAAACGTCCTACCACCATCATCTGAGTCCGTGTGATGGATGAAATAAACTATCTTATCTTCTGCCACATCAAAAGCACACATTCTTAATAAATCGGTGAAGTTCTTTCCTAACTCTGTCCATTTATCAAAATTTTTTTCAAATGCCTTGTCCCACTTTTGAAAAGACATAAGAAATGTACTATCATCAATTGCAATAGATTTTGCAGAACAATTTTTTATAAATCCTGAGATTTTATCATAATCGTGACTGATAATTGTTTCATCAAATTTTCCTTTGAATGGTAATGGTTTTCCGCAAACATTCACATGGGCAAGTTCATCTTTTCCAAAATTTTTCAATGACCTTGATTTACCGGTACCACTCTGACCTAATACAAAACATAATACTGCCATATTATTATTTATCTCCCTTCTTGAACAATCCCATTAATCTAGTGAAAAAATTCTCACCAGTCAAAAGCTTCTGCTGTGATACCTTTGCGAACTGCTTATTCTGGAAATGTTCAGCAGTTGATACCTGTTTTCTGTAACTCTTATGACTTCTGATTCTATGATTTCTAGCACTACTCATATCATTTACCTACTTTCTCAAATACGCTTCTATATAATTCAGGTTGCAACTGTTGAGTACAACTGCACACCTCTTGGGTTGATCAGGTGCACCAATGTTAACGGCCCATGCACAGTCATTTCTGCACTCAGAATCTGTCATCGGACACCACACGTTAGGGTTTACGCTCTCACTGATAAATACGGATGGGTTATGACCGCTACTCATCATCTTCACCTTCTTCCACAGTATTTTCTGATTCTTTTGGTTCCTGATCATTGAATCTGTCAAGTTTTCCGACTTCAAGGAACTGCGCCGCCCAGAAATCTGCAAAATGTACAATAACCTGTAACGGTTCTTCATGGCCTTTCAGATCATAGGCCAGACTACCATATGCACCGTCATGGTAAAAAATAGCATGTTCTTCTTCCTCTGTCAGATCAATGTAACGTGCTGCAAGTTCAACTGATCTTAATGGGTGGTCAATGTGACACAAATCAGGACTGATCTTGTATGGTTTAGTCTCTGATCTCTTATATTTCTGTTCAGGATTTTTTTTTGTCGGTCTACCATCCTGCACCATGTTTTCAACATAATAAGGATTTCCAAACCGTCCACACTTACCAAGGTCATGCAGACCTGCTGCAATCATGGCACTGTTGTGGATTCTGTTGTAAGCTGCAGCGCCAAGCAGAGAAACACCGATTTTTTCAGCATACTGCATGACATTCACCGTATGCTCTAACAGTCCACCGTCTTTACAGCAGTGATTACCGCCGGATGCTGGTGCATCATAAAAACCTAACTCTTCCAGTGAATCAAGCAGATCCTCCATTCCTTCTCTGTTTGTTGACATCAAAGTATCAACAAAAAATTTTTTCTGTTCTTCTCTTGTCATCACAATTCCCTTTCTTCCAATTTTATTTTCCATCGCTTCTGATCTTCGATATTGGAAAGATACCATGCGTTAGATTTTGATTTATGTTCATTGAACTTTTTAAAAAGTTCAAAATCTTGAGGATACAATAAAATACCGTACCCGCCTGAATCCCTGATGTTTTTTAGATGGTGCAGCTGTATCAATGATGGTTCACCATGCTCTGCTTTGACTTCGATACCTAAGAAATAACCATCTGAGCAACACAGCAGGTCAGGGATACCGGATTTGGTGTAAGATGCACCACCCCAGTATTTAAGCCACCATGCGCTGCAATCATCTAAGTATTTTTTGACACGATTTTCGAAGTTTTTTTCGGCTGCCATTTCTTGACCTCCTTTCTTGTAAAATCTTTACAGGTCAGATTTGACCACCTTTCAAGGTTTGCAAAGTAAAAAACTGTAATCCACGTAAAGCCAATCATATAAATCCATGAGGCACATGATTCATCATCAATGTAGATTGCACCGACTATCAGGAACACTACCGCAAGAACTGTCAGACCTTTCAGTATGTCATTTTTCATATCTTCATCCCCTCTCAAACAGTTCATCTGTCAGTTCCTTCCCCTCTTGTAAGGCCGCAAGGTTTCTTTCTTCAAAGCTGCCTTTTACTAGCAGGTAATAATAGAAGCATGGTCGACTCTGACCGATTCGGTGTATACGTTTCTTTGACTGTTCCCACAAGTCACATGAACCTTTCCCAAGTGGCAGCGTAAAATAAATGATCTTGTTGGCTTTTTGATAGTTACCACCCATTGCACCGGCCTGATACTGAACAAATGTAACACTGTTTGATGTCTCTTCATATGCATCCAGTGAACGCCCTGAGCCATTCACATAGCTGATTTTTCGGTCAAGTGATTCACATATATCTGTAAGCCTTGCCAACTCTTCATTGAAGTTATAGAACACAATCAACCTGTCTTCTGTTGATTCAAGTAAGTCCCTGAATGCATCCAGCTTTTCTTTATGCCATTGTCCGCACAACTGCCGACAATATAGCGTTTTTGTCAAATTGTTGCCCCCTACTAACTCAACTATATGTGTTTCATTGGCATCCACGCTTTCTTTGACTCTTGTTAGATTCAGCGTGTCAAATTCCATATAACTGTGCTTGACAAAAAACTTATATTCATTTGTAACCTTCAGGAAAATCTTCTGTTCATTTTGTTCAGGCAGTTCAATCACTTCTTCTGTTTTCATGAACACAGCCCCGAATTGTGCAAGTCTTTTTTTTAAATGCTGCACGTTCTTATATCCTGTGATGATTTCCTGCTTGAAACCGTTGCCGGTGTCTATCCATTCTGTCTGAACATATGAAGCATAAAAAGCTTTTTTTGTGATGTTCCATCCGAGTAATCTAAGCTGTGACCACAGCCTTTCATACTTTCCCGCCGTTGGTGTACCGGATAAAAGAACGACACTTTCAGGTTTTAATTTCAGAATGAATTTTGACCTTTTAGCCGTATCATTGCATATAAGGCTTGATTCATCAAGCATCATGGTAAACCCTGTCATATGAGCTATATATGAGCGTCTGAACACCAAATCGTAATTAATTACCCCAACAATCTGAATATTCTGATCATAAATATCTTTGGTTTCAACCATCGTTCGAAAGTTCACAGCTTCACTTTTCTTTGTCAGGTTCATCACTCTATATTCAGGGTAATAATCCTTGAAGTGCTGCACCCAGTCATCTATCTTTGATTTCTGACAGATGACCAGATTTACAGTATTGTTTAGTAAATACATTTTTTCAGCACCTACAAAGGTTTTACCCAATCCCATATCCAGATAATAGGCACATCGGTTCTTACCATCTGTCTGGTTCAAGGCCTCTTCCTGATGTGGCATAAATTGTATCAACGGCATGGCGGTATGAGCATTGCAAGTAATGCAGCGATAGAATGATATATCCTATCCTCTCCTGAAACATTTCTTGCTGCATCCGAATCAGGGTTGAAAGTAATATGTAATTCTTTGACTATTGCATCCAATCCGACCTCATAGGCATATTCAGCAAACGCTTCTTCTAACTCTTCATCGTGACGAATCTCACTTTCAAGAATACATTTCACACCTGCATCAACATCTTCCTGTATTACATCACCATGGATTGCTCCAACTTTATCCACTGTGTTCTGAATTTCCTCTAAAATACCTTTTTCTTTGATAAGATCTGCAAATTTACTCATTCTTTCCATCCTCACTTTCAACAGTAATTCCTGTACACTGTTTAAAAATATCAGCATCAAAGTTTGGTAACGCTTTGATGATATTTCTCTGATGTTCTAACAAACCATTCCACCACATTTGTGCACAATCAGATTCATCAAGTTCTTTAAGATAGCCGCATGTTGTCTTGTAACTCGGATGTGCTTCTTTTTCCTCATTAGTCATATCTGATTCATATATCCATTCAACGACATCTTTTGGAATTTGATTTAATAAAAATCTTGCTTCTGACTGTATCCAGTCTTTATAACCCCACCCTGACGGCTTATTGAACATCATGATTTCAGATTCTTCAGTATTAAAGCATCCACTTGAAAAGCTTGTACTGTTCCAGTCACCGCTGTTCCAGTTACCGCTGTTGCAGTCACCGCTGTTCCAGTTACCGCTGTTCCGGTTACCGCTGTTGCAGTTACCGCTGTTCCAGTTACCGCTGTTCCGGTTACCGCTGTTCCGGTTACCGCTGTTGCAGAGTCCTGTGCAATCCTTTCCGACATTTACGATTGTTAAAAGTTCCTGCCACGGAATTTCACGAACAATTTCTAACTTATTTGTACAAGACTTAATACCATCTGTTCTCACTACACCATGAGCAATAACTTCTGCCACCTTGTTTTTACTGTCAAATTTATAGTAATTGAAACAATCGGCAGCCTTTTCACAGAAGTGCATTCCTTCATTACAAACACTCAAATTAACATTTTCTTCAAACATACCCGGACAGCTGTACTGTTTTGGGTTATGACATGTAGGGTCACAAGTCCAATCTGGATTGAACACCTTATAACCTCTAACTTCACTCATCTTTGTTATCCTCTCTTTCTTTCAATGTTACAAGCTCACACCCTCAATTTCTGCAAATCTTCGGGCATTGATAAAGTACACCCAGTGCTTATCAGCTTTGATCGCATATCCCCAAGGGAAAACCCCTTGTTGTAAGCCTTTTCTGACAGTTCCTTTGTCCATACCAAGATATGTTGCTGCAATTTCTGGTAACAACTTTGGAATCTTCCCATTCCTCACTTCTCTGGCCGGTAAGATGACCAGCCTATCATCTAACTTTTCAAAATAATCTGATTCAAGTCCAAGGGCCGTTGCAATGTTACTCTGAACGTCCACTGACGGTATCTGTTTACCTGAAAGATACTGACTGACGGACCCTTTACTTTTGCCAGTCAGACCACACACCTGACGCTGATTCAGGTGAAGTTCCCGCATGACCTGCTTTAACTTTTCACTGAATGTCATCATGCGTCACCCCTTTCAGGAAACTTATTATTGTTGTACTGACGTCTTAAGTGAATCAGCATTGAACCGTCTGAACGCTTTTCTTCACTCACGACCTCATAGCATTTTCGCCCATTCTTCAGATCATGATGAAATGCCAGCCATTCCATTTCTGAACTGAACTCAATGAACTGTTCAATCCACGCTGAAAGAATTTTTTTCATTGCATTTTCTCTCACTTTCTGCTACTATGTAGCTGAAATACATTTTTCTTTATCCTGTAAGAAGTACCAGTTCTTATAGGGTGTCTCAGGCGGCAAGAAACTTATTAATAAAGTATTGCTGACCTTTGCCGGTAACCTTGGTGGTCCTGCTGATCCTGATAGAACCATCAGGGTTATTGATTGTCGTTTCTTTAATCTCAAATAATCCAAGTTCCATACCTTTTTGTGTCGGCATGTTCCTACTTGAACCACCTTTGATCAGGTAACCATTGTCACGCATCCAAGTAAATAATCTTCGCTGTCCGGTTTCCACACCGTTCTGTTTCAGCAACTTTGCCAGCTCACCGATCAGGATGGATGTATGACTTGCAGCCACAGCATCTGCAAAGATTTCTTTGGGTTTCATACGTTCAATCTGTGCATTACGCTCATTAATCTGCTTCTGAGCTACCAAAAGAGCTTTCGCCATCAACTCACTGTCTGACATCTGTTCTTGTCCAGCAATGTATCCGCCGCTCCTACGGATGGACGGCAGCACTTCATCAAATACCCACTTTTCGAACTTCTCAGCCGATGGGAGTTTGCTTCTCACAACAAGACGATAAACATCACCTTCGGGAATGAAATTTACTTCCTGAATTTTTCCACTGATGGGGATGCCCTGTTTTAGGGTAACCCTACAATGCATTGCTACCGCATTATTTGGTTTTGCATATCCTAACGCTTTAGCAATGTCACTACCACAAAAATATGGTTTGCCATCAATTTCCATGGTTCGGACTTTGCCGAACTCTGAATTTTCAAAAACCTGAATACCGTTCATCTACTCACCTTCTTTCTTATCCAAATTTTCAAATTCAATGCTTCTGCTGTTGAAGAAGTCCCGCAATTCAAGTGCCTCTTCAATTGTCATAAGTGCCCGGAAACTCGCCCACTCTTTTTCAGGAGCTTCAGAGACAGGCATATCATGCTTTGTCCATCCCTGCTTGTCTGCATCCTGAACATACGTACCGCCATCCAAACCAGTAATAACAGGCTGACTCATGGCTACTTCCTTTGCTTCTTCATGCAACTTATTCGCCACCTTCTTTCTTTTCTTCTTTTTTGCTCATTGCAGCTGCTGTTGCAATAGTTCCTTCAAGGTATCCCTTTTCACGCTCGCTCATTGCCGACAGCTTGTTCGCAAGGTCCATGATGATTTTCTTTTCTCTTTCTGACATATGTACACATCCTTTCATTGTTGTGATATACTCCCTGTTAGAAGGGAGGTGTTATTGTGGAACTAACCAAAAGAGAACATGATATTTTGTATGACTGGATTACTTTTAACCTGATTCCCATTAAATCCTTCAACGATAGAAAAACTTCCTACGGTTTGAAACATATCTTTGAAGCAGATGAATGTGGTTTCTATGTCACCAATGACGATTTCAAAGAAGTCATGGTTGAACACGGTTTTAAAGTGAGAAATCCAAACGATATTAATTGGATTTTCAATATTTCCAGCCGGTCACCAGCCTTTAGGAAATAGTCCCTGACATGTTGGGTATCATGTTTTTAATGGGTTCTTTTAAAATGACTTCATGTACTGCAAAGTCCTCTACTGCATGATACCCAGCGTTGTTCAACACTTTTGTCAATGTTGTTTTTCCTGATTTCTGCTCACCCTTGACGATGATTGTTTTTCCACTTCTCAAGGCCTCTCTCAGTCT